AACTTTTGTAACACAATAATAAATGGTTTCATTTTCTTTTATATTTTTTTGCAACCATTCTTTTGCTTCTTCATGAAGTCTTGCTTTTTCTTTTTTAGTCATTTTCTTTCCTTTTGTTGATTCGTTAAACATACAATATTTATATACATTTTGTTCTATAGTGCAAGTATAAAAACCCTAGAGTGTAAAATAATTAATGTTCGCTAAATGTTCTGATTGATTGTAAAATGATTAAGTATAAAACAATCACCCACAAAGGAAGGATTATGACTACTAAAGGGTTTACTATGATCCCAAATCAATTAATAGTTGATGAGGGTTTGAGCAAGGAAGCAAAAGCCTTGTTTATATATTTGAGGTATTTATCGCCAAAATTTAGGATTTTAAGAAATGCCACATTGATGACAAAATTGGATATATGCTTATCTACATTACAAAGAGCCAAAAATGAGCTTATTAAAAAAGACTATTTAATTATCCACAGAAAGACATCGGCTAATAAATATGAGTTAAGACTACCTAAAATACAAGCACCTGACTACTTATTAAATAAGCAAGGGGGTAAGTATAATTTACTTAGTATTAAAAGTAACAATACTAAACATAACAATAATAAGTTATATAAGAAAGGATTCAAAGGTTTTAAAAAATGAATGAAGAACCATATCATTACAATAATGAACCTTTACAATTAAGTTATTCCAACGATTACACCCCCCTGCAGAAAATTGAAATAATTGAAAATTTAGAGAAAGATTTTAAAAGTGGGATTTTGTCGGTGGAGCAAATGCGTTGGATTGTTTTTGGTGCAAAATATGGCAGCTTCACTATTCAACGATTAATAGACAAATTAATGTTTGAGGGTAAATTAAAGGTAAACCCAATAACGCTTGACAAGCGAACATTTTCAAAAAAGCCTAGTGTTTTTGACTTGTAAACATACAACATATTGTGATATAAATATCACACATTTAAGCTCCCTCTTTAGTGCTTAAATTATTAGGTTATAACTATTGAGTCTGTTGGTTTCTTATTTCTTTCTTTCCTTTCACAACTGACAGACTCACACTTTAGAACCATTATAAACTATGGCAAGACAGAAAAAACTTACAGCAAAATTAGCACAAAAGATCCTGGATTATTTCGCAGATGGTTTTACCATCAGAGAAGTATTTTTAAAAGATGATGTTGATATTACCTGGTCAAACTTTAGGAACTATTTAATAGCTGATGACTCATTAATGCTGCGTTATCAAAAGTCAAAAGAATTAGCTGTGGATCTTAAATTATCAGAGTTAGAAGATAAAAGAAAAATTTTAGAAGATAAAATTGAGAGAGGTGATTTAGATGGAAAAGCAGGACAGAATTTGGTTAATCTTTACAAAATAATTACTGCTTCAGCACAATGGAACGCTTCAAAAATTGCATCTAAAAGGTATGGAAAAGCTGCAGAATTGACAATAAAAGGTGATGATAAACAACCTTTAAACATAAGTTGGAGCAAATAAATTGGTAATAAATGTTTACTAAATATTTAATTAATGTTGATTTTATTGGAGTTGTGGCAAAACAAACACACAAAAAGTTTGTTTATTACACATGATATTGTGGCAAAAATGCAACAAGTTGCATTAAAACAACATAATTTATTATTACTTCCGATAATCATAAATTATCACTAGTAATAATTTATTAGATTTATAAAGAACAAAATGCGAACATGGGGGTTTTCTAGTTGGGGTTGCTTGATTTTACTTGTGTCGCTAAATAAAAATTAATGTATGGTACACACAAATGGATGATAAATTTCTAAAAACAATAATCTTTATAATGAAAGATAAAACCACAAAGAAACCGATTGTGATTACACATTTTCAAGGTTTTAGAAGTGAAGAAGAAGCTGAAGACTTCTCTGACTTCTTAAAAACACAATTTATTCTGCCTACAGATTATCCTGATGAAAATGTAACAATTCACTAGGGGGGGTTTTGTTATAATATGAAACAAATTGTTATTCCTTACAAACCAAGAGAAATCCAAAATTTTTTGCACAAAAAATGCGATATGAACCGATTTAATGTGGTCATAGTTCATCGTAGAGGGGGTAAAACAGTTTTCGCCATAAACCACTTAATCAAAGCTGCTTTAACAAACACAAAACCTTATCCAAGATATGCCTTTATTTCGCCATTTAGATTACAAGGTAAATCAACTGCATGGGATTATCTCAAACAATTTTCTGCTGCCATACCAGGAACAAAATTCAATGAGTCTGAACTAAGGGTAGATTTTTCTGTGAACAATAGTCGTATTCAAATAATTGGAGGTGAAAATAGTGCTGCAATCAGAGGTCAGTATTTTGATGGCATAGTTTGCGATGAAACCCAAAACCTTTCGCCAGACCTCTTTGATACCATCTTAAGACCAGCTCTTTCGGATCGTCATGGTTTTGCCATATTTATCGGCACTCCAATGGGCAGAAACTGGTTCTTCGATTTACATGAAAAAGCTAAACACACAGAGGGGTGGTTTACCAAAGTGTTCAAAGCTAGTGATACAAACATCATTGATCAGGAAGAACTGAAAGCTGCGAAAGAAACGATGTCGGCAGAAAGTTATGCTCAAGAGTTTGAGTGTTCATTTCAAGCAGGTATATCAGGATCTTATTTTGGAAAAATTATGGAGGAGTTAGAGCAAAAAGGAAATATTAAAAGTTTTGATATAGATGAGGATTTAGAGGTTGAAACATGGTGGGATTTAGGAATGAACGATAGTACAGTCATTACATTTGCTCAAAGACATAATGATGAAATAAGAATTATTGATTGTTATGAAAACTCAGGTGAGGGATTAGAGCATTACCTAAATGTTATTGATGATAAAGGTTATACATATTCAAAGCATATAGCTCCCCATGATATTAGGGTCAGAGAGATTGGCACAAACAAATCAAGGTGGGAAACAGCAAAAGAACTAGGATTAGAATTTGACATAGCTCCTAAATTAAGTATTGAAGATGGTATTGAACAAGTAAGGAGAATGTTGCCTAATTGTTATTTTCATAAAAACAATTGCAAAAAGCTCATAGAAGCATTAAAATCCTACTGCAAACGATGGGATGAAAAAAATAATTGTTTCAGGAACAAACCCCTGCACAATTGGTCTTCGCACTTTTGCGATAGCATACGATATGGAGCTATCGTTGAACCAGTAACTAGAAGCGACTGGAAAAAACCGATAAGTGTAAATACGAATTATATAGTTTAATATGGCAAAAAAAATCATAGAAATCACAGACCCAAAATTACGAAATTTATTATCAAGCCAAATCAATAATGCTTTAGGTTATTTAGGTGGCAATCTTTCTCAAAGCAGAAGAAAATCTTTAGAATATTATTTAGGTGATAAACTAGGCACAGAGATAGATGGTCGTAGCCAAGTGGTATCAACTGATGTTTCTGATACTGTTGAAAGTATCTTACCAAATCTGCTTAGAGTGTTTACAGCCAGTGATAATGTAGTGCGATGTGACCCTGTTACTGCCGAAGATGTACCTCTTGCCGAACAAGCATCTGCATATTTAAATCATGTTTTTTACAAAGAAAATAATGGCTTTCAATTATTATATAATTTTTTTAAAGACGCATTGATTGAAAAAAATGGTTTTTTAAAAATTTACTATGATGAGTCAGAAACAATAGAACATGAAACTTATAAAAATTTAACCAAAGCTGAAAAAGATGCACTTGAAGATACTAAAGATGAAATTGAAATAGTTGAGGAGGAAGTATCTGAGGATGAGTCTGCCAAAGAGCAATACGAAAAATTAATTTCTCAATACAAATCTCAAGGGGCAGATGTATCTCAAGTTCAAAAACCAGATTTTAGTTTATTTAGTTGTAAAATTAAAAGAACTAAAAAAACAGGTAAAGTAAAAATTGAAAGTGTACCACCAGAAGAATTTTTAATTAGTCGAAATGCAAAAACTATTGATGATGCTGATTTTGTTTCCCACAAAGTATTAATGTCAAGATCAGATTTAGTGGCTATGGGTTATGATGAAGAGGATGTAAATTCTTTACCTAAATCAGATGAAGATATTTACAATACTGAAGAAATAGTCAGATCAAGAAATATAGATGAATATAATCTTGATAATCCTACAGATAAATCTACAGAAAAAGTTTTAGTTTACGAATCTTATATAAAATATGATTTTGACGAAGATGGTGTAGCAGAGCTGCGAAAAATTATTTCTGCTGGTGAAAGTGGTTACATGGTTTTAGAAAATATGCCTTGTGATAATATTCCATTTGTAACAATCACACCTATACCAATGCCACATAGATTTTATGGAAGATCCATATCTGAATTAGTTGAAGATATACAACTTATGAAATCAACTGTGATGCGTCAGTTATTAGACAATATGTATTTAACTAATAACAACAGAGTTGCAATCATGGATGGAATGGTCAACATGGATGACCTATTAACCACTAGACCTGGTGGTGTGGTTAGAACTAAACAACCACCGAACCAAGTTATGCAGCCTTTACAAGCTCAACCAATATCAAACCAAGCATTTCCAATGCTTAATTATTTAGATACAGTTAGAGAAGCAAGAACTGGTATTACAAAGTCTGCACAAGGTTTAGATGCTAATACATTAAATTCAAAAACTGCAACTGGTGTCAACACATTAATGACACAAACTCAAATGAGATCAGAATTGATTGCAAGAATTTTTGCTGAAACAGGTGTAAAAGATTTATTTAAAAAAATATTTGAACTAATGATTAAATATCAAGACAAAGAGAAAATTGTCATGTTAAATAATCAATATGTTCCTGTTAGACCTACAGAATGGAAAGATAAATTTAATATAAATATTGTGGTAGGACTTGGGACTGGATCAAAAGAACAACAAATTTTAATTTTAAACAATATTTTAGAAAGACAATTACAAGCATTTCAATTACAAGGTGGAAAAGAGATGCCAATGGTTACATTAAAAAATATGTACAACACTTTATCTAAAATTATTGAGAACGCAGGACTAAAAAATGTTGAAAGTTACTTTGTCAACCCTGATGTAGGCAAACAAATGATGCCTCCACCAAGTCCTCCACCTTTAACTCCTATTGAAAAAATAGAATTTACAAGAATTGATGCTGAGAATAAGAGAAAAATTGCTGATCTTGAACTTCAATATCAAGAATTACAACAAAAATCTCAAGAAATGGCATTAGATTTTGAAGCAAAAATAAAAGATATGGCTTTGAAATATAATACACAATTAGATACTGCAAAAATAAAAGCTGATGCAGATTTAGATAAGATGATGATGGCTGGTAATAGTAAGATACTTGAACAGGCACAAAAATCTGCTAATATGTTCAGTCAACAGGTACAAGGATTAAATGGAAACCAAAGACCAGGTGAGGAGGTCGGAAGAAATCAGCCGATCCAACCAAGCCAAACAAATATTAGAGAATAAAATTTTTATAGAGGCTATTAATTCTCTAAAAAAACTTTATTCTGAAGCACTACTTGAAAAAACTGGTGCGAAAGAAAGTGATACCAGAGAAAAACTTTGGATTGCTTACAATGTTGTTGGAAAAGTGGAACAACATCTTCAAACTGTGATTGAAACAGGTAAATTGGCTTCAAAACAATTAGAAGATTTTAGAAAACAACAACACAATACAAAATTTTAACCAATCAGGTTAAAATAAGCCAAGTCATAAGACAGCTTAACTATAGGAGGACTCATGTCTGACTCAAACCCATTGTTGTCAAACGCAACAATACAAGGTGCTGCTAAACATATTGAAGGTTTAATGGACACTAAAGGTGTTATCAAAAAACCTCAAGAAGAAGAAGCACAAGTTCAACCTAAAGAAGAAGCGAAAGCTGAAACTGAAGTTGAACAAAAACCTGTAACTCAACAAGAGGAAACTCAAGAAGTTGCAGTTGAACAAGAAGCATCCGAAGATGAAAATGCAATTGAAGAACAAACAACCGATCTACACCAAGTTATTGTAAATGGTGAAAAGATTGATGTTGAGCTTGAAGAATTAAAAGCAGGTTATCAAAAAGATGCCGACTATAGACGAAAAACAGAGGAAATAGCGATTGAAAGAAGAGAGCTTAAATCCGAAGAAGATCGTCTTAAAAAACAGTATTCGACCAAGATGGATGATTTAAATTCACTTGTGGCGACTTTGAATGCTGAAATAAACAATGATTACAATTCCAAAGAACTAGATAGACTTTGGGATGAAGATCCGACTGAAGCTGCTAAAGTTAATCGTAAAATTGAGAAACGAAAACAAACGATTCAACAAGCACAACAAAAATTGAGAGAGCATCAGCAAACTCAATTTAGGGAAATTATAAATGAAGAACAAAGAAAACTTCGTTTAAAGCATCCTGAAATTGTTGACCCTATAAATGGTCATGCAGTCCAAACAAATATTGTGAATTATTTAAATTCAAAGGGATTTTCTAATGAAGACATCTCAAAAATTTATGATTCAAGATACTTTGATGTAATCATGGATGGAATTAATTTTCAAAAAACTAAAGCTGCTAAACCTTCTTTAGTTTCTAAGAAAGTAAAACCATCTAATTTTGTTAAATCAGGAACAAAGTCAACAAAAGAAGAATTAAACTCCAAAACAAGGTTGAATCAGTTAAAAGCATTGAAAAAATCAGGAAGTCCAAAAGATGCTACTGATCTATTAATGCGTTATTTATAAACCAATAACCTTAAAGGAGATAAAAAATGGCTGTATTTCAAACATACCAAACAGTCGGCATAAGAGAAGATTTGGCAGATATTATTTATTCAATATCACCAACTGAAACGCCTTTTATGTCTGGTGTTGCAAAAACAAGTGCAACAAACACATCACACCAATGGCAAACAGATGCTTTAGCAGATGTTGCTGCTAACCATGCAGTTGAGGGTGCAACTATTACTTACCCTACATTGAGTGCAACAACTAAACTAACAAACCACACTCAAATTTCTACAAAAGCTGTGCAAGTATCAGGAACAAATGATGCTGTAACATCAGCTGGTAGAAACAATGAGTTAGCATATCAAGTGGCTAAATCTGCAAAAGAATTAAAAAGAGATATGGAAACTGCTCTTTTATCTAATGTAGCTGCTGCTGCAGGTAATGCTACAACTGCAAGAAAATTAGGAGGAGTTCAAACTTGGATTTCTACTAACGTAGATGCAGGTGCTGGTGGATCTGGATCAGGTGCAGGTACTGCAAGAACAGATGGAACTCAAAGAGCTTTTACTGAAGATCAGTTAAAAAGTGTATTGAGATCATGCTTTGATGCTGGTGGAAACCCTAACATGATTATGGTAGGTGCTTTCAATAAGCAGAAGCTATCTGGCTTTACTGGTGGTTCAACTAGATTTGACCAAGCAGAAGACAGAAGATTAGTTACATCTATTGATGTCTATGAAAGTGACTTTGGAACTTTACAAGTTGCTCCAAATAGATTCATTAGAGGTGCAAACTCTACTGCTGCTAAAAAAGGTCAAGATGCTCTAATATTAGAGATGGACTACTTTGCTGTTGCTTTCTTAAGAGATTTTGCTCTACAAACACCAGCTCAGACTGCAGACGCAGATCAGAGATTTATGGTTGCAGAGTACACTCTTGAGTCAAGAAACGAAAAAGCTAGTGGTGCTGTGTACGATCTAACAACATCATAATAAATAACTTTGGTGGGGGAGTAATCCCCCATCATTAAAATTAACAATTTTGTTTGGTCTTTGAAGATTTTTAAAGTCGGAACGAAGCAAATAAATAGGATAAAAAATGAGAACACTTAACGATTACTTTTTAACTGCTGAAATAGAAGATATTTCAACAGCTTCATCAACTTTTGTTGCTGTACCTGATGGTGGTAAAATAATAAAAATTATTACTGCTTTACAAGGTGCAATATCTGGTGGCAACGCTGCTATTTCATTTGAAATAGGTGGTACTGCTGTAACAGGTGGTGGCATAACTGTTGCTCACTCTGGATCAGCTGCTGGAACTGTAGATACTGCAGAACCTACTGCTGCAAACAGAGTAGAAGAAAATGGCACTATTGAAATGATTACCAATGGTGGTTCTACTGGAGCTAAAAAATTACTTGTGACATTTGTTATAAGAAGATAAATAATAACTGGGGGGATCTTGTCTAGCGATACTTCCCCCCTTAAAATTTAGGAGAAAAAAATGAGTTATAATTATGCTTTAAGACCTGGTACTACACAAAAAATAACTACCAATAATTCTTCACAAGCTTCTAGTGCATTTGGTTCACAAACTGAATACATTAGAATAGTTGGTTCAGCTAATTTTCATTTTGCATTAGGTGCATCACCTACAGCAAGTGCAACATCGGCTTTGTTACCATCTGGAGAAATAGAGATATTAAAAGTTTCACCTGGCGAAAAAATTGCAGTATTTCATGGTTCATCAACTGATGTCTATATTACTGAAATGAGTGCGTAGTGGCTAAACGAAAGTTTGTTCACTTTGTTCCAAGACCTAAACCAAAAAAAAGACCAAGACGACACAAAAAGGACTTGAACAAACATGAAAAACGAATGGCTAAAAAAAGTCGTTACAAAGGACAGGGTAGGTAGATGAAAAAAGATATTACATTTGATGGATTACAAAAAACAACCTACATGAAAGATGACATGGAGGGTAAAATTGTAACTAAAGAAGAAGTTAATATAAATCCACATATTGAACATAATAAAAGATTATATAATCTTAATGATGGTTATTCTAAATCAAGAGAGATGAAAAGAGTGGCTAGTATTCCAACATTAGCTTTATCTGTATGGGCAAATGAGTATAATGGTAGTAGTAATTGGTTTGCACTTCCGAAAGAAGTACAAAAACAAATATTAAAAAAAAAACTAAATTCAAATGAATTTAAATATTTTAGAACAGCAGAAGGAAGATTATAATGGCACTTGCAACTTATTCAGATTTAAAAACATCAATAGCAAATTGGTTAAATAGATCAGATTTAACCTCAGAAATTTCTGAAGATTTTATTGTATTAACAGAAAAAGATTTTAATTCTAAATTAAGAATTAGAAAGATGAATGCAACCGAAAATTCTTTTTCAATTAATGCAGAAACAGTTGCGTTACCAAGTGGATTTTTACAAGTAAGAGATTTTTATATTTTAGAGGGAAACACAAAGCATCCACTTAACTATATTACTCCTGCACAAATGGATCAAATTAAAGGTAGTTCAACTTCTGGTATGCCAGAAACTTTTACAATACTTGGTGATAATTTTAGATTTGCTCCTACACCTTCAAGCACATATACTGGAGTGTTAAATTATTATAAAGAATTTGATCCTTTATCAAATTCAAATACATCAAATTATATTTTATCAAATCATCCTGCGATATATTTATATGGATCTTTATATCATGCTGCTAATTTTTTAGGTGGCATAGAACCAGCACAAGCTCAACAATGGCAACAAATGTATGCTACAGCTCTTGAAAGATTAGAAAGAAATGACAGAGAAGATCAATATGGAAATGCACCACTACAACAAAGATCCGATGTTACAGTAGGTGGTTCATTTAACGATAGATATGTTGCAGTAACAAATAATAACCAATAGGAGAATGATGCAAATACCTTTTGGAGAATGGCTACCTGATCAACCAGAGCATAATAATCCTGGTGCAAATATCGCTAATAATGTTTATTTTGCAAGACAATCATATAAAAGATTTCCTTCTTTAGTAAGTTATTCATCAAATAATATTGCTGCAGATAGTAGAGGTGCAGGTTCATTTAGAGATAATTCAAATACAGTTTTCAATTTTGTTTCTACAAATACAAATATCTATCAATTAGCTGGTGGTACTTTTACTTCAAGAAAGGGAAGCCTTACAGGTTCTAATGATGACTTTTGGACTTTTACACAATTTGGTAATTATGTAGTTGCAACAAATGGAGTTGATGCTCCACAATATTTTTTAATGGGTACTTCAACAAACTTCGCAAATTTATCTACTATTGTTACAAGTGGCACTTTACCAAACTTTAGAGTTTCAGGAGTTATTAGAGATTTTTTAGTTACTGGTAATCACAGCAACGCATCTAATAGAATACAATGGTCAGGTATAAATGATATTGCTACTTGGCAACCTGGTACAAAACAATCTGATTTGCAAGACCTTCCAGGTTCAGGTGGACAGATTACACACATAACCTCTGGAGAAGTTGGTTATGTATTTAGGCAAAATCAAATAATTCGTATGGACTATGTAGGTGGTTCAACTGTATTTAGACTTTCAGTTATATCTCCAAACAGAGGTGCAGTATATGGTAGAACAGTTTGTCAAGATAATCGTAGAGTATTCTTTTATGCAGATGATGGTTTTTTTGAAATAAATGGAGATGAAGTAATTTCTATAGGTGCAGAAAAAGTAAATAGATTTTTTGATGTAGATTTAAACAAAGCATTTTCTGATAGAATATGTGCTGCTGTTGATCCATTCAATCAACTTGCTTTGTGGTTATATCCTTCAGCTTCAAATACATCTAATACCACAGGTATTTGTGATAAAATATTAATTTATAATTATGCTACACAAAAATGGTCAACTGCAGAAGCAAATGCTAGTACAATCTTTTCACAATTTGTTGGTGCATATACAGTAGAGCTAATGGATATTATATCTCAAAACTTAGATCAAATTAATATTGCGTTAGATACAGATTTTTGGTCTGGAGGACAATTATTATTAGGAGCAATAGATAACAATTTTAAAGCAGCTATTTTTTCTGGCACAGAAAATGTTGGAGAAATAGAAACTTCAGAAATTGAGTTGTTTCCAGGAACAAGATCAAATATAATAGGTGTAAGACCTATTGTAGATGCTGAAGCTACTGTCACTATAAAAACTAGAGATAAATTAGCAGATAATAGTACAGAATCATCTATTTCAAGTATGAATACAACAGGCATAAATCCAGTAAGACAATCTGGTAGATATGTAAAATTTAATGTAAAAATACCAAGTGGAGGTGCTTGGTCAGATGCTCAAGGAATTGATATAGTTGCATCAAGAGCAGGGTTGCGATGACAGATAAAAGTGATATAGATAACGTAAGATACAGTTTTGAAACTCAAGAGTTCTTTCAGAGACAAATTGAAGAAGCTATCAACGCATTGATTAATGAAAAGAATCAAGAAAACAATAAAGCATTTGCTTGGTTCATAGGAGAATAAAGTGGCAGGTATTAAAGATTATTCAACAACACAATCTAATAACACATCATTAAATGGTATTTCAGTTGCAGAAGGGATGTTACCTTCTAATCTAAACAATGCAATTAGAGCATTGATGAAAAATACTAGAGAGTGGTATAACGATGCACAATGGGTAATTTATGGTGATGGTGATGGTGCTTTTACAAGTGCTTATGTTAGTGCAAGTTCATTTACAATTAATGGTGTTGATGTTACAGCATTTTATCATGCAGGTCGTAGAGTAAAGATTATTGGATCATCTACAGGAGTTGTTTATGGCACAATAACAAGTTCTTCTTTTTCATCTAATACGACAGTTAATGTTAGTCTTGATAGTGGTTCATTACAAAACGAATCGCTTACAATTTATTTAGCAATACTAACTAAAACAGGAAATTCTATTCCTACTGATGTAATAGATGCTGCTAATTTAAAATCTAATTCAGTTACTACAGCAAAAATTAACAACGATGCAGTTAATAATGATAAAATTGCAGATAATGCAGTTCAGGCATCACAAGTTAATGCTTCAGCAATTACAGAGGCAAAATTAAATACTAACGCAGTTACAACTACAAAAATTGCAGATAATGCAATAACAACTGCAAAAATAACCGATGCAAATGTAACAAATGCTAAACTTGCAACTGATTCTGTTTCAACTGCAAAAATAGCTGACAATGCAGTTACCCTTGCAAAAATAGCAGACGCATCTATTGTAACTAATTCAGAACAATCAGGTCATACACCTGATGACAATACTTTTTATACAACATCTGCTGCTAATACTAGATTTCTTAATAAAGATACTTCTGAACTTATTAATTCTGGTCAATCATGGACAAGTAATGATGATTTTATTGCAACAACAGCAGCTATTGATGCAAGAGTCATTGATCTTGTAGATGATGTTGGTGGTTTTGTACCGATTGCAAATGAAACAAGTTTTCCAAATGCAAATCCAGATGTAAATAATGGAGTTGGTACAATTGTATCTATAAGTGCATTAGCAAGTACACAAACAGCAAATTCAAGTGGTGTAATAAGTATTTCAAATGGAACAGTAGGTGGGTCAACAGTAACTATAAATAATTGTGGTGCTAATGCTTCTTTTGCTGCTGGATTTGGTTTATTAGTTGAATCGACAACTACATTACACACATATAATTTTCACAGATTAGTTCCTAAAGCTACAGAAGTTACAACTGTAGCATCTAAAGCAACTGAAATAGGTAGATTAGGTACTGCAGATGCAGTATCTGATATGAATACTTTAGGAACAACACAAACTGTATCTGACATGAATACTCTTGCAGGTATAAGTGGATTAGATACTTTGGCATCAAATTCTGCAAATGTAACAACAGTTGCTAACAATGTTACTGGAGTAAATAGTTTTGCTGAAAGATATAGAGTTGCATCATCAGCACCAACGACAAGTTTAGATGTTGGAGATTTATATTTTGACACAACTGCTAATGAATTAAAAGTTTATAAATCATCTGGTTGGGCAGCAGCAGGTTCTACAGTAAATGGAACATCTGCAAGATTTAAATATACTGCATCTGCTGGACAAACAACTTTTACTGGAGCAGACGATAATGGTAATACACTTGCTTATGACGCATCATTTATTGATGTTTATTTAAATGGAGTAAAACTAATTAATGGAACAGAGGTAACTGTAACATCAGGAACAAGTGTAGTTCTTGCAGCAGGTGCTACACAAAATGATATTTTAGATCTAGTTGCTTTTGGAACATTTAATGTTGCAAGTATAGCTGCATCAAATATTACATCAGGTACTCTAAACGATGCAAGACTTCCAACAACAATGGCAGGAAAAACATTAACAAGTGCTAATGTTACAACAGTTTACAATGGTTTAGTTGCTAGTGGTGATGGAGGATCAAATGATGGTCAAATACAACTTAATTGTTCACAAAATACTCATGGTGTAAAAATAAAAGCACCACCTCACTCTGCTGGACAATCTTATACTTTAACTTTACCACAAAGCATTACTAATAATTATTTTTTAAAAACAGATGGTTCTGGTAATCTATCTTTTGCAGAAGTACCTCAACCAACAGTTCCTACTGTAGCAGATGTATCACAAACTATTGCACCTGCAACAGCTACAACAATAACTATTACAGGAACAAACTTTGTTGCAATACCACAAGTTGATTTTGTGAAAACAGATGGATCAATTACACAAGCTAATACAGTTTCATTTTCAAGTTCAACATCTTTATCTGTTAATGTAACTTTAGCTGCTGGTAACTATTATGTTAGAATAGAAAACCCTGATGGTAATTCTGGTAGATCAACAAACAATATTTTAACAGCTTCTACAGCACCAAGTTTTTCTACAGCAGCAGGATCATTAGGAACTATTGCTGGTGATTTTTCAGGAACAGTTGCAACAATTGCTGGATCTTCTGATAGTTCAATTACTTTTTCTGAAGTAACAAATGTATTAACAAATGCCTCACAAGCAAATTGTACTTTAAATTCTACAACAGGTGTGATAACAACAAGTGATTTTGGTGGTAGTTCAACTACACCAACAACTTATAATTTTACTTTAAGAATTACAGACGCTGAAAATCAAACTGTGGATAGAGCATTTAGCTTAACATCTAGCTTCGGTGCAACAGGAGGAGGACAATTTAATTAATGGCTAATACATATTTATCAAGATCAGTAAGTACAAATGGAAATAGACAAAAATTTACTATTTCTTTGTGGGTAAAAAAATCTGAAATTTTGTCAGGAACTACTAAGTATCTTTTTACACAAGGAAGCGATAGTGCTAATAATTTTGCTTTGTATTTTGATAGTAATAATACTCTTGGTTTCTGGGATTATGGAAGTGCATATAATGGAAGATTAGTTACAAATAGATTGTTTAGAGATGTAAATGCTTGGTTTCATATAGTTGTAAGAGTTGACACAACATTAGCTACAGCTGATGATAGAATGAGGCTTTATATTAATGGAGTTCAAGAAACTGATTTTGGTACAAGGGTAAATCCTTCTCAAAATTATAATACTCATGTTAATCAAAGTGGAAATGCAGTTCATTTAGGTTGGTACACAACAGGTAGTGGATATTTTAATGGTTTAATGTCTCATGTACATTTATGTGATGGTTATTCTTATGCACCTACAGAATTTGGAGAAACAGACAGCACAACTGGAGAATGGAAAATTAAAACTGAACCAAGTGTTTCTTATGGAACTAATGGTTTTTGGTGGTTAAAAGATAATACTAACACAACAGATAATTCACCTAATTCAAATACTTTTACAGTTGCTAATGGCACACTTACACCTACAAAAGATTGTCCAAGTAATGTTTTTGCTACTATAAATGTTTTAGGAAGACAAGCAGCTGGATATACAATAGAAAATGGTAATCTTTCAACAAATGGTAATGGTAGTAATGTTTGGAGAGGTTTATATGGCACTATAGGTGCATCTTCAGGAAAATTTTACTATGAATTTAAATTAAACACTACTTATTCTAATAGTGGTAATTCTATTGAGGTTGGTGTTGCAGATGCTGAAACAATGATCCAAATAACTTCTAGTAATGGAAGAATAGCTAACGCTGCAAGAGGTTATGCTTATGAACAAGGTGGAACTAAAAGAAATAATGGTACATCTACTACTTATGGTAATAGAATTAATGTAGGAGATATAGTTGGAGTTGCTGTTGATTTGGATAATAGTAAACTTTATTTTCATAGAAATGGAACTTATGAAAATAGTGGAGATCCAACTTCAGGTTCAACTGGAACTGGCGCAATTAGTATAGCAAGTGGCTATACATACGTACCTGCATTTTCAAGTTTCTATTCTGCAGATGATATACAATTAAATTTCGGTAATGGCTACTTTGGAACAACAGCAGTATCTAGTGCAGGAACTAACGCAAGTGGTATTGGAATATTTGAATATGATGTTCCAACAGGATATACTGCTTTTTCAACAAATGGGTTAAACGAATAATATGGCATATACAACAATTAATAAATCTACGGATCATTTTAATACTAAACTTTATACTGCTACTGGTTCAGCACAATCTATTACTGGCGTTGGATTTCAACCTGATTTAGTCTGGATTAAGGATAGAGAAAGTTCTGGTTGGCATTTTTGGACAGACGCAGTAAGAGGTGCAACAAAAACTATTTTTTCAAATACAACTACTACAGAATCAACTGAATCAGGTGGTTTAACTGCTTTTGGAACAGATGGTTTTTCTATTGGTACTCATAGTAATATTAATACTAATGGAAATAATATAGTATCTTGGAATTGGAAAGCTAATGGTCAAGGTTCGTCAAATACAGATGGTTCTATAAATACTACTTACACTTCTGTTAATACAACAGCAGGTTTTTCAATATCTCAATATGAGGGAACTGGTTCAAACGCAACTTTTGGTCATGGACTTGGAGTAGCACCTCAAATGGTTATTGTGAAAAATATTGATGCTACTCAAAATTGGTTTGTATATCATCAAGGTATTGGTGCTACAAAAGTAATTTATCTTGATTTAAATAATGCACAACAAACTTTATCACAAGGTTGGAATGATACTGCACCAACAAGTTCTGTCGTTTCCATTGGAACTGAAGCAGGAACAAATCAAAATGGGTCAACTCATATGGCTTATTGCTTTGCAGAAAAAACTGGTTATAGCAAGATTGGTACTTATATTGGTAATGGTAATGGTGATGGTTCATTTATCTACACAGGTTTCAAACCTGCTTGGTTTTTACAAAAAAGAGTTGATAGTTCAAATGATTGGCACATGCATGATAATAAAAGAGATACTAGAAATCCATTGACTAGATTTTTAATGGCAAATTCTACTAATACAGAATCTAATGACACAAGTAAAGATTTAGATTTTCTATCAAATGGAATTAAATTAACAACTAATCATAATTCTCATAATGCATCAGGTGGAACATATATTTATATGGCATTTGCTGAAGCACCATTAGTAGGTTCAAACAACGTACCATGTGTAGGAAGGTAAAATAATATGGGAAAGCCAAGAACATTAGCAAATTTAGTTTCAGGAGCTTCGACAAGCACATTACCTAATAGTGCTTTGACAAACTCAGGTATTACTATTAATGGTTCAAGTGTAAGTCTTGGTGGATCTGTTACTATTCAAGGTGAAACAAGACCAACATTTTCATCTGTAAGTCCATCTGTAATTGAAAACACACAAACTACAGTTACTATATCAGGTGGTAATTTTGTATCTGTGCCTTTGGTTACAGCAATCAATTCAACAACTGGTGCTTTGATAGTTGCAGATGAAGTATCATTTAGTTCAGCTTCAAGCATTACTGCTAAATTTACAATATCTGTAGATGGAACTTATTTATTATATATTGAAAACCCAGATGGAAACGCAGTACAAACATCTGCTGTATTAACAGTTTCAGATGCTCCTGCTTGGACAACTGCTGCTGGTTCATTAGGTTCTTTTGCTGGTGGCGATACAATATCAGTTACAGTAGCTGCAACAAATGCTACATCTTTTTCAAAGACCTCTGGTACTTTTCCAGGAGGTTTATCTTTAAATACATCTTCAGGTGTGATAAGTGGTACAGAGAGTGGAACAACATCTGATACAACATTTAGTTTTACTTTAAGAGCTACAGATGCACAAGGTCAAACTGCTGACAGAGCATTTAGTATTACAATTAATTTAGGAGCAAATAACTCAGGACAGTTTAACTAGGATAATATTATGGCAAATAGTTATTTAAATAGAACACCAGGTGCAGAAACAACAGCAGGTAGAAAAACTTGGACTTATTCTGTTTGGTTAAAAAGAAGTAAATTAGGGTCTTCTCAAAATTTTCTATGGGCAAATCAAGATGGTAGTAATTATGAAAGATATATGTTTGATACAAATGATAAAATTTATATGGCAGGTGTTGCAAGTGGATCAACAGCTTGGGAAATGACAACAACAAGAGTATTTAGAGATTCTTCAGCTTGGTATCACATTATGATTGTTAGAGATACAACACAAGGAACTGCATCAAATAGACTAAAATTATATGTTAATGGAACACAAGAAACTGCATTTGGAACTAATACTCCACCAGCACAAGATTATACAGGTTTTATTAATTCAACAAATCAACATAATATAGGTAGAGGAGCATCATCGGAATATTTTGATGGTTATATAAGTCATGCTGCATTTGTCGATGGTTCAGCATTAGCACCAACTGTATTTGGTCAAACAGATTCTACATCTGGTATTTGGAAATTTAAATCACCATCTGGTATTACTTGGGGTAATAATGGATATCATTTAAAATTTGAAAATTCTGCTAACTTAGGTTTAGACAGTTCTGGTAATACAAATAATTTTACAGTTAATGGAGATTTAAAACAAGCACTTGATACACCATCAAATGTTCATGCTACATTAAACCCTCTAATTAAATCTGGATATACAATCACATATTCAAATGGTAGTAATAAAGCTACTTATCCATCTTCTGGGTGGGCAGGAACTTTATCAACTATAGGTGTTTCATCTGGCAAATGGTATTGGGAAGGAAAAATGAACACTACTGGTGATAATAATTTTTTCGGTATTATGGGTGAGGGTGTAAACATGGCTGATACTTCAGTCCATAATGAAACAACTGGAGTGGTAATTGCTAAAGGCAGTGGAAATCTTAATGTTAATAATACTGCTACAGCTTCATATTTTAGCGCCTTAAGTAATGGAGATATTTTTAGTTGTGCATTAGATTTAGATAGTGGAACAAAAACCATACAATTTTATAAAAATGGTGTTGCAAATGGCAGTGCTGTAAATCTTCCTGCAAATATGCAAACTGGGTTTGTATTTCCTGCCTTTGTAGGAAATGCTAGTTCAAATGCAATTAATCATGAAGTAAATTTTGGTAATGGATTTTTTGGTACCACGGCGATAACTTCTGCAGGTTCAAATGGTAATGGATCTTTGTTTGAATATGATGTACCGTCTGGATTTTACGCATTAAATACAAGAAACATTAACACTCATGGATAAAAATTATGGCTTATACAACAATTAACAAACCTGAATTATATTTTAAACCTAAACTTTATACAGGTAATAGTGGAACACAATCTATCACTGGAGTTGGATTTCAACCTGATTGGACTTGGATAAAATCATATAGTGCAACTAGAGATCATGC